CGCGCGAAAGGAGGATGCCATGAGCGGAGAGATCATCCAGAACGACGACTACCGGATCACCTGCGGGGACGCGGTCCGCCTGCTCTGGCAGGAGCCCGGGCAGAGCATCGACCTCGCCGTCTTCTCGCCACCTTTCGCCTCGCTCTACGCCTACTCGTCGAGCGAGGCCGACATGGGCAACTCGCGCGAGAGCGACGACGAGTTCTTGCACCACTTCGACCACTTCTGCGCCGCGCTCGCGCCCCGGATCAAACCCGGCCGCAACGTGTGCGTCCACCTCCAACAGGTCGCCCGCTCGAAGGTCCACCACGGCTACATCGGGCTCTTCGACCTGCGCGGGGCAGTGATCCGCTCTATGGAGGCCGCGGGGCTCCACTTCTACGGCGAGGCCGCCATCGACAAGGACCCGCAGGCGCAGGCCATCCGGACCAAGGCGATGACGCTCCAGTTCCAGCAGCTCCACAAGGACAGCGCGTGGTCTCGTCCCGCCCTCGCCGACTGGCTCGTGATCTTCAAGGCGCCGGGGCAGAACGAGGCGAAGATCAAGCCGGACGTCACGAACGAGGAGTGGATCGAGTGGGCGCGGCCCATCTGGACGGGGATCCGTGAGACGGACGTGCTGAACGTCGAGGCCGCGCGCTCGAGCGAGGACGAGCGCCACGTGTGTCCCCTCCAGCTCGGGTTCATCGAGCGGTGTGTGCGGCTCTGGTCGGCACCCGGGGAGCGTGTGCTCTCGCCGTTCGCGGGGGTCGGGAGCGAGGGCTACGTGAGCCTGCTCCACCACCGGAAGTTCCTCGGCTTCGAGCTGAACCCGCGCTACTTCGAGGTGGCGCGAAAGAACCTGGACCGCGCGCTGGAAGAGCGGAAGGAGAGGCAGGTAGGGCTCTTCGCGAATGGGGGTGTGGCGTGAGGATCAGACATCGCAGGCGCATCCGCGCCACCTACCCCGTCGTCCTCTACTCGTGGTGGCACTACAGCGTCGGCGGCGGCGGCGCCGGCGGCGTCAGCGTGGGGGTGGGACAGTGAGCGTGATGATCCCCCTCCCCCTCACGCGCGAGGGCTACGAGACGTTCCTCCGCTGCAAGAAGCTCCCGACTTACCAGGTCGTCCGGGACGAGGGCGACGGGTTCGGCGCACCCTCCGCCCACGTCGAGACCGACGAGCAGAGCTGGGCGCTGGTCTTCGGGCAGGGCCGCGAGCTAGACCGCGCGCGGGCAATGCTCGAGGGGGTCACGACGGCGCACCTCCTCGACTTCCAGCGCCTGCTCGTCGAGCGCGCCATCGAGCGGCAGCGGTTCGCTGTCTTCGCGGACTGCGGACTCGGGAAGACGCCCATGGGGCTCGCGTGGGCGCATGCCGTGGCAAAGACGGGCCGCGTGCTCGTGCTCTCGCCGCTCGCCGTCGTCGAGCAGTGGCAGCGCGAGTGTGAGCGGTGGCACGGCCACCGTATGGCGAACCTGCGCCGGAACGAGCAGCCGGCTGACATCAACATCATCAACTTCGAGGCGCGCCGCGCGCTCGACGTCTCGGGCTACGCGGGGATCGTGCTCGACGAGGCGAGCATCCTGAAGAACGCGGACGGCGAGACGCGCGACTACCTCTGCGAGCTCGCGTCGGGGATCCCCTACCGCCTCGCGCTCTCGGCGACGCCCGCGCCGAACGACCAGGCCGAGTATGCGTCGCAGGCCGTCTTTCTTGGCCTCGTGAAGACGGCGAAGGAGTTCTGGTCACGGTTCTTCAGGAAAGACGGCACGAAGAACATCATGCGCGGCCACGCGGTCGAGCCCTTCTACCGCTACCTCTCGAGCTGGGCGACCTACATCCAGTCGCCGAGGGCGCTGGGCTTCGAGGCGACGACGGAGCTCTGTGAGCAGCCGTCCTACGAGGAGGTCCACGTCCCCGTTCACGCGGGGTGGACGGTCCCGAAAGGGAAGAAGATCGAGACCCTCGACCTCTCCCCGGGCGCCGACCGGGCAAGGAACAGGCCAGCCGTCCTGGGGCCGCTCCGGTGGGAGCCAGGCTCGCCGCGCATGGCCGCGATCGAGGCGTTCGCGAAAGAGCCAGGACCCCACGGCGTGCTCGCGTGGGCGCTCAGGAACAAAGAGGAAGCCGCCATCGCCGAGACGCTCTCGGGCTCTGGGCGTGTGGCCGTCGTGAACGGCAAGATGTCGATCGAGGCACGCGTCGAGGCACTCGACGCCTACCGCTCGGGCGAGGTGCGCCACCTGGTCTCGAAGCCCAAGGTGCTCGGGTTCGGGGTGAACCTACCCGAATGCGATCGCATGGCCTACTCGGGCTACGACTACTCGTTCGAGTCGTTCTACCAGGCGGTCCGACGCGCGCACCGCTTCGGTCGGGTCGGGCGGCTCCGCGTGCTGCTCCCCGTGACGCCGCCCGAGCTACCGATCCTGGACGCCCTGCACGCGAAGATGAAGACGTTCGAGCGGGACGTGCTCGAGCTCCAAGCGAGGTTCTGGAAGGCGGAAGGAACATGATCGCCGTCTGCACGCGCTGCGGCTCCCGGACCCTCTGCACGCTGCGCATCTACCAGGAGGCCCCGCGCGCCCTCTCGTTCTGCTGCGTGGCAGTGGTCGAGTGGGTGAGGCCGTGAGGTCGCAGAGGCGTCGCCGTCGGGTGAGGGCGATGTGGCCCGTGATCCTGCACTCGTGGTGGTATTACGGCGGCGGCGGCGGCATCGTCGGCGTCGGCGGCGGCGGCGTCGGCGGCGGCGGCGGCGGCGGCGGCATCGTCGGCGGCGGCGGCGGCATCGTCGGCGGCGGCGTCGGCGGCGGCGCGCCCGAATCACCTTGACCTCGGATGGGTCGTTCGCGTAAAAAGACTCCGGGTCGGCTGCCAGGGAAGCAATGCCGACCCGGAGGGTATCCAGACGTGCCCTGAAGATACAAGCAGCACCACCGGAAGTCAAGAAAACGATGGACGAAGCGTTCACGACGGCTCGATACGGCCGTCAGGAGGCGTCGCGCCATGACCACCGCCATCCGCCTCGCCCAAGACTCGTTCGGCTACGCGGTGTGGCGCGCCGTCGAACCGCTCGACGACCACGAGCTCGCGGCTCGTGGTTGGAAACTCGCGGGTCCGGCGAGGATCCTAGACGCGCTCTCGGGAGAGGAGTGCGCGCTCCTCGTGTCGCTCTGCGAGCGGCCAATGAAGTCGCTCTCCGAGAAAGAGCGGCAGCAACTCAAGTCGCTCCTCGAGCGCGCACCCTACGGCGGGTGGGTCCCGCCGCTCGACATCGACGTGAACGACGAGTCAACCAGCTACTCAGAGGAACGCTCGCGAGCGCTCGCCCACAGCTATGCGCTCGCGCTCGATCGGGAGTGGCGCACGCTCGGGGGCTCGGTCGCGTGGCACACGACGAACAACCATGGTGGCATGCACGGGGACTTGGCGCCCCCGGCCGGGCTCCACCACCCGAGGCTCCTCCGCGCGTTCCGCCGCGTGGTCGTCGCCTGCGCGCGCCGCGCAGGAGTGCCGGTCTACCCGGATGACATGCTGGACGCCAGGAACGACAAGCCCGCGCGCCCAGACGTCTACCTAGACGCGAGCGTCTACGAGCGCGACGTCGATTCCAAGGGCGTCATGTGGCGGCTCGCGGGAGCCGCGAAGCCCGGCGGCGAACCCAAGCGCGGTGTCGACCTCGTGAGCCTGACGCCCCTCGCGGCGCCGGCACTCCCGTGGCCGCCCCGCGAGGACGTCGTTCGCGCGGCCATAGTCGAGGAGGAGCGCGCCGCCCTCGAAGTGGAGGACACCCGGCGCGCGTGGAAGAAGTTCCAGGAGAGCGGGCAGGGGGCGCGCACACCCGACGACCAAGAGCTCGTCCGCCAGGACAAGAGGATCTCGGCCGTCTGGCACGACACGTCCGACCAGGACCGCTCGATGCGCCTCGTGCGTATGCTCCGATACGCGGTCGAGGCGGGGTCAGACATCGCGCAGATGATCCGACTCGCCTACGCGATGCCTGGCAGTAAGGCGGAGGTCGACGAGCGCGACGAACGCTACGTGCTCCAGGCGATCGAGAGCGCGCGCAAGCTCGCGAGGCCGCTGCGCGAGAAACCGAAGAGCAAGTATCGCGAGCGCGGGGCGCGCCAGAATACCGAGAAGGGACCGTCGGCAGCAGAGAAAGACGGGGGCGGGTGTCCGGGGACCGGCTCAGGATCGGACCTGCCGGAAGCCCCGGCGCCTGCCCCCGTCGCTCAGGTGCGCGATCCCCGGGCCGACCTCATCACCAAGCTCGCCGAGCAGGCAGGGAGTGTCCCGCTACCCGCCCGCGATGGACCGCGCCCGGCCGAGTGGCCGGGCGACCCGGCCACGGGCAAGGGACGTCCCGACGCGCGGCACCAGGTGCTCCTCGGGCTCGCGGGGTGGCTCCGGGACGCGTGCGTGCCCGAGGCGCTCGCGCTCGCGTGGGTCGAGCGGCTCTCGGTGGAGGATCGAGACGTCGTCGCCTCGACCTATGAGCGCGCGGCGCGCGGCGAGCGCGTGGCCGGGCAGGTCGCGACCATGGGGGCCTACGAGCGGCTCGAGGGCGAGGGCTCGCTCGAGCGTGGGGCCTCGGACGACTTAATCGACGCTGTTGGGCGTATCGTCCGCGCGGCCGAGGAGTCTGGACTCCTGCTCGAGGCGAGCGAACCCGACTACGAGCGGGACGAATATTGGTGCAGACACAAAATAGAGCGCGCGCTCGCGAAGCGTGTGGAGGAGGCGCTCCCCGACGGGGATGAGCTGCGCACGTGGTTCGCTGGGCTCGGGCGGTGTGGGGCCGTGCCCGAGAGCCAGGAGTGCGAGCACGGGTGCGGCTACGCGTGCTCGCACATGCTCAAGCGGTGCCAGAGTCTCTTCGGGTGCATGCACTGTGGGATCCAGGGCCGGAAGCAGCACCTGCGCCTCATCCGCGAGACCTGGAAGAAGCTCGGCCACGAGCGGTTCTACGTGGCCATCGCCGCGCCGCTCAACCGGAACGGGCCGGACAGCGGGCTTGGGCTCTCGGGGCTGCCGTGGGACCAGGACCGCGAGTGGGAGTTCCTGAAGGCGCGGCGCAGGAAGCACAGGGTCCGGTCGTTCCTCTTCTCGGCTCCGCGCGCCGTGGTCTCGTTCGCCCCGCTCCGCGGGCTCGACGCGGGGCAGGTCGCGGAGACTGAACGGAAGATGCGGGACTTCTGCTGGGACAGGAAGCCTCGACTCTGCACGCTCGATGAGGCGCTCGCGATCATCGAGCGTTACTGGCGGATCCGCCACGAGCACACGCGGCGGGTGGTCGGGGAGCTTGCGCGCGCCGAGACGCTCGACGAGCTCAGGGCTGGTATCCAGGAGCACCGCCCGTGGCTCGCGCACGGTCACAAGGTCCGCGCGGGGTGGTCGGGCATGGCGCAGGAGCTCCCGTGGCCGTCGAAGGAGTCGCTCCGTGCGGCCCACAAAGACGAGGCCGACCTCCTGCGCGGTCACGCCAGCAAGAGGATGGTCCGCTGCCCCAGGGACGGGGGGCGCATGCTCTGGCGTGGCTACGACCTCGACCAGAAGCGCGTGCTCTACTCGCGCGAGGAGCACCCGCTCAGCTGGAAGCAAGTTCTCAGGCTCGCGGTCAGGGCTGAGGGGCGGTGCCCCCTCCCGAAGAAGTCGCGCGAGAAGGTCTTCCTGCGCTCGAAGCGCGTGCGGCACCCTGCGCCAACATAGGAGCACGGCGCGGGCTCCTGGGCGACGGCGACGCGAGCCAAGCCCGGGAGGACCAGCGCGCGACCGGCTGACGGCGCGCGGCCCGCTCCTGATCGCGACCTTGGAGTGGAACGAGGAGCACGCGAGAGCGTGCAACTGCTGTTTCCAGAGAGGTGCTCGAGGACGGTGTGGTGAAACAGCCGATGTCGCGTTAGCCTTAGTGCTATATGGAGAAGTCACGCCGTGGTAACAAAGGCAGGCGTCGGTCAGATACGATCGACCAGACGCTCGCGCGGCAGGCCGAGGTCTCGAGGCTCTTCTATCGGCGCGTTCCGTCGCGAGAGATCAAGGTCAAGATCGCAGCCGATTTTGGAGTGCTCGAGAACAGGGTCGAGAAGGATCTTTCGCTCGTGAGAACACAGGCTCGGGCCGACTTCGAGGAGGCGAAGAAGTTCTACATCCACTCAGACCTAGCGACGCTCTCAGCGCTCGAGGCGCAACTCGATGCGGACCTCGCGTGCGACATCTCACCGGCTGTTCGCGCTCAGGTAGCTGCGGCCAAACTCAAGGTCCACGACCGCCGCGCCAAGCTCCTTGGCTACGACTCGCCCGAGAAGCACGAGCACAAGGTCGCGCTGGGTTCGCCGGACGACAATGGGAAGCTCGGGCCGATCAAGATCAAGATCGTCTGGCCTGACGGCGAGAAGCAGCCAGAGAAGCCTGCGCCCGGGGAGCCGACGACATGACCCGAGATCTCTCGTGCGCCTGCTGCGGGGCGAGCATCCAGATCACGTTTCGCGGGGCCGGCGTGGTGTTCGAGCTCGTCTTTTGCTCGGACAAGTGCAAGGCGCAGTGGCTCGCGGAGAGAGATCCGGTCGGGTGAAGCTCTCCAACTACTACTCGCTCCCCGCCCTCGCGAGGCACGGCGTCGAGATCGAGATGCCCGACCTGCACCCAGGTCAACTCGAGGTCGTGCGCTCAAGTGCCCGCTACAAGGTGGTGTGTGCCGGGCGTCGCTGGAGGAAGAGCAGCCTCGGAGTGCTCTTGGCGATCGAGCGCGCGTTCCAGGGCGGGCACGTGTGGTGGGTCTCCCCTGACTTCCCGCGCTCGGAGTTCGGCTGGCGCCTCGCATGCGGGATCGCGGCCCAGTTCCCGGGCGTGGTCGTGAGGCAGGCGACGAGGACGCTCCAGTTCCGACATGGCCATGGCTGGCTAGCCGTCAAGTCCGTCGAGTCAGGCGGTCTCTTCTCTGAGGGCCTCGACTTCCTCGTATGCGACGAGGCCGCACACTACGACAAGGGCGAGGACGTGTGGATGCGCCAGCTCCGGCCGACGCTCTCGGATCGGAGGGGCTCGGCCCTGTTTATCACCACGCCCAAGGGCGACAATTGGTTCCGAACCCTCTTCGAGCGCGCGAGGACTCCCCAAGGCTTGCAAGAAGGCTGGCAGGCTTGGCAGTTCCCTACAAGCTCGAATCCCTACATCGACAAACAGGAGATCGAGGACGCGCGGAGTCAACTGCCATCGTGGATCTTCGCGCAAGAATACCTGGCGGAGTTCACAGTTCCGGGCGGCGGGATCTTCAAGAGTGACTGGTTCCGATACTACCAATCGGTCGACATGAACGGGCAGGGCCTCGCGGTGTGGCTCGGCCCCTCGGTCGGGCAGGGCGAGCGGCACTTCATCGAGAACTGCGACCGCTACGCGACCGTCGACCTCGCGACGTCGACGAAGGAGCAAGCCGACTACACTGTGATCGCGTGCTGGGCGCGCACGGGCACGGGGAAGCTCGTGCTCCTGGACGTCCTTCGGGCCCGGCTCGAGGGGCCGGACATCCCCGCGGCGCTGCTCGACAAGGTGCAGCGCTGGTCGCTCGACTTCGTGGCCGTCGAGTCGGTCGGCTACCAGCTCTCGTTCGTGCAGGACATGCGCCGTCGCGGCGTGCCCGTGCGCGAGCTCACCCGCGTCCCCGGCGAGCGCGGGGTCTCGGCGAAAGTCCGCCGTGCGCTCCCGGCGACGCTCTACTTCCAGGGCGGCCAGGTGTGGTTCCCGCGCGGCGCTGCTTGGTTGGCAGCGCTCGAGCGCGAGCTCACGAGTTTCAACGGCGTCGACGACGCGCACGACGACCAGGTTGACGCGGTCTCTGACGGTGTCGAGATAGCGCGCGGGCTCTCGGCGCCCCAGGGGTCGCTCCTGCCGGCGAACTACGTCCCCGAGAGTCGTCCACGCTTCGACGGATTGGCGCCAGGGCGCCGGCCGTGGTAAGCTGTCTGTGGAAAGGACGCCATTTCCTTCTTCCCTTGCAAAGCGGCTACATTTGATCCCCCTGGTTTTCTTCGAACGAGTCACCCCTGCACCCCCGCGGGGGTGATTCACTTTCCGGGGGCGCGCTGGTATGCTCTCGGGCATGGGCGCGACCATCGAGATCATCTACAAGTGCGTGTGCATGGCCGACGAGGTCAAGCTCGACGTCCCGGCCCGGCGTGGGCCGTCCGTCGACGTGACTCTGTGGGTCGAGGACGTCGTCGGGGTCAAGGTCGGCGAGGACCACCGGCAACGCTCGCCTCGGTGCCTGTCGACGAAGATGGAGTTCTTGAAGATCCCGCTGCCTCGTGACACTGGCTACGTGGGCGAGGCACGGGCATGAGCGCCGGATCCGGCTTCTTCTTCGGCTTCTTGGGCTCGGTCGCGGCCGACCTCTACAACACGAGCCTCTCAACGGCCCTCGACCAGTTCCGCCTCTGGGACCCCGACTACGTCCTCCGCCAGGACCCCGAAGCCTACGACAAGCTCCGGCGCGACCCACCGATCGCGAAAGCGGTCTACTACAGGAAGCTCATGGCAGCGGGGACGGCCGTGACCGTCGTGCCGGCGCAGGACGACGAGCGTGGGAAGCTCGCGGCCTCGATCGTCGACGCCTGGCTGCGCCAGATCCGGTCCTTCGCGCTCGCGCGCTTCAACCTGGTCGAGGCGATCATGGCGGGCTCGCGGTGGGGGCGCGTCTACGCCGAGGAGCGCGAGCTCGAGTTGCCCGGCGTCGCGCGGCAACCGTGGGTTGTCCCCGTCGACATCATGGACGTCGACAAGCGCCGCTTGCGTCCCCTTCGCGTTGATCGCGGGACAGAAGAGCGTGTCGTCCGCGAGCTCGAGCCCGGCGCTGACAGCGTCGTCCGCGAGCGCGAGGTCGTTGACCGGCGCGTTGACTTCCCGTGGCAGGTCTGGCGCCCAGGGCAGCGTCGGTGGGAGGACGCTGACACCTTAGATGATGGCGGCTGTTGCTGGGTCCACCACGTATCCGACAACACGGAGCAGGGGCTCGGATTCGGCGTCGGGGTCGCGGCCGATCTCTTCGGTTTCTGGTGGGCAAAAGCTCAGCTCTTCGAGGACGCGCTCCAGTTCTGCGACAGGTGGGGCCAGGGCGGCATGGTCGTAGCGCAGGTCGAGGCGATCATCAACGGCCAGCTCTCGGCTCAGCGCTACGAGTCAGCGAAGTCGAAGATCCTCTCGGACCTGAAGGTGATGCGGAGCGAGAACTTCTTTGCCATCCCGCGCAATGACGACGTGAAGGCTCTATCGCCAGACTCGACGGGGATCGGCGTCGTGCTCGACCTCATCCACTACTGCGACGACTCGAACACGGCCCGTGTCCTGGGCTCGATCCTCCCGACCGGTGGCGGTTCGCCCACGGCCGGTTCCCTCGCGCGAGCGCGCGAGGAGGGCGACACGACGGACGCGTGGGTCGCCCACGACCGCGAGCTCCTCTCGGACACGCTTACCCGCGACGTCGTGGATTACTTCTGGCGCGCGAACACGCGCCAGCTCCGAGCGCTCGGTCTCACCGACGACGCGAAGCCCAAGGTGCTCGTTGTCCAGAAGCTCCAGGAGTCGCCCGAGGCCGTGATCACGGCCGTGAAGGACCTCCTCGCGGCAGGCGTGCCTCTCAAGAAGAAGGAGGTCTACGAGCGCACCGGCTTCTCGATGCCGGGTCCTGACGACGAGGTCTTCGGTGGCGGGAGCGGTCTCATGGGCGAGCGGAGCGCGAGCGAGCTTGCCATGGACGCCGTGTCGCTCCCGAAGACGACTGGCGCTGGGGCTCCCGGGAAGAGCCAGGTGCCTGGTCGCGATCCGCGATGGGCGCAGGCTCCTGAGCGCCCAGAGCGCGTAGCGGCTGAGGCCGCGTTCGGGGTCCGACGCCCTGGCTGGCCCGAGTGAGTGGCGCATCCGACGGAGTGGCTCACCCCACGGACGCGCCTGGTGAGCCATGTCCCGCGCAGGGCTGCCTCCAACCGGCGTCCTTCGCCGAGTGGCGTAGGGCCTGGGTCAAGAAGGGCGTCTTCACGTGCGTCCTCTTCCGCCAGTGCGGGCGGTGCGGGCACGTGGGAGCCCAGAGGCGCTACACGGCGAGCGTCGAGATGGATATGAAGGGAGGCGTGGGATGACCCCGAGCACTTACTGGCCGCTCCGCGAGCTGGACGCGACATTCCTCTCGGTCGAGGGCGGCGATGAGGACGAGGGCACCCTCAGCTACCACGCGATCGGTCTCGAGCGTGTGCAGGTGAGGCACTCCCAGAGGATCCAGGGCGGGAAGGTCGTCAACGTCGTCGAGTCCACGCGCGTCGCTCGGGGCATCTCATTCTTGTGCCCTGGGTGCCTGGAGGAGCATCGTCTTGCTCCCGCCCACCGCGTGATGCCTGGTCAGCAACCTCGTTCCGTCCACCGCGTGATGTGCTGGTTCCCGGGCGCTCCCGCCCACGCGTCTCCCGCCGGGCGCCAGGAGGCGTCGGGCGAGTCGGTCGACGACCTGTCGCTCGTGGGCGAGATCTCGGCTGACTGCGGGTGGCGAGGGGTGGTCGTGGGCGGCCAGGTCGAATCTCGGTGAGCGACAGCCGCGCGCTGCTCGAGGCCCTCCGCCAAGACGCTCCAGGGGCGTCCGACTTGGCGCGGATCCTAGGGCGACTCGCGCGCGCGCGGCGGGACCACGACTACCGCGCGGCCGACGACGCAGTCCACGCGCTCGCGCGCGTCCTCTCTTCTGTCGCGGCCCGCGCGGACCTCGCCGGACGCGTGGCCATGCGGCTCGACCTGACCGGCCCGAGGCCCGACCGCTTCGCGGCCTTCGCGGCCGTCGTGCCGGTCCAGTTCGACGAGGCGCTGGCGGACCTCGCGCGGCGCGAGCCCGCTCTGGTCGACCCGCTCCGCGCCGCGGCCGAGGACGTCCGACGGATCTACGGGTCGGTCGAAGGGCCAGATGGCCGGCGCGTCTACCCTCACGGGTTCGCGCTCGCGCAGAGCCTCGACCTCGAGGTCACGGCGCGCGTTCTGAGCGCGATCAGGGGACAGCTTGCCGAGGGCTCACCGGCAGTCGACGCGGTCGCGGGTCTCGGCGACTGGACGCGTGCCTACGCAGAGAACGTCGTGCGCACGAACGTGACGACGGCCTACTCTGCGGGACGACTCCGTGAGGCGCGCAGGCTCACAGGTGAGGGCTTCGAGGTCGGCTTCGAGTTCCAGACGGCCGGCGACTCGGACGTGCGCCGCGGTCGCAAAGTCGACCGCGGCGAGAACCACCAAGCGGTGGACGGGATCCGAGCGCGCGAGGACGATCCCGTGTGGGAGTCATTCTCGCCGCCGCTCGGTTACCAGTGCCGGTGCCTGCTCCGACCTGTCGTGGGCGGGCCGTGGACGCCCGACGCCTTGAGGGTCGCTCGAGCGCGCGGCGCGCGCGCTGCTCACGGTTTCGGTCAGAGGCCGGACCGCTAGCAGAATTTCCAGATGTAGTAGTTCCACATGATCGCGACGGCGCCTCACCGCTTCGGCCTCCCGTGGAGCCCGCACGCAGCGATGACCGCGACGTCGTGCGACCCATTGCACGTGCATGGCGCGAAGTTCCAGGGCTGCCGCTCGGGCTTTTGATCTGGCGCGAACACCTCGCGTTGGGCGTGTCGCTGTCCTGCGACGAGCGGGTGCTCGCGGAATCCCGCGAGTGAGTTCAGGTCCTCGACCATGCGGCGGATGACGAGCTCGTGCTCGCGCGTCTCGATGTCGGGGCTCAGGATGATGTCGGGGCCGATCACCTGCGCGAAGTTGAAGTGAGCGTCAGGCTCACAGAACTCCCAGGGCGCCTTTTTCGGCGCTGGCAACTCGAACGCGAACACCTCGCGCTCGTAGACGATCCGGAACCGCATCTCGTCCTCGCCGTCGACGCGGACCGGGTGCCCCGAGAATCGGCCGAAGCAGACGCGCGCGCCGAGCGGGACTTGATAGGCGCGGAGCGCGTCGGTCTCCTGGCAGTAGAACCCTGGACCCCTCTTGATGACACGAGCCCATGAGACTCCCTGATTCAGCTTCCCGTAGCCGTCGGGGAGCGCGATCGAGCCCTCGTGGTCGGCGTCGGGCTCGACGTCGAGGAGTAGTCCGTCGGACATGAGGTTGAGCCTCTGGAGTTCCTCGAGTCTCATCGTGCTGCCCCCACGCCACCGCCGCTGCCGCCGCCTCCGCCGCCGCCGACGCCGCCGCCGACGCCGCCGACGCCGCCGACGCCAACACCGCCGCCGCCGCCGCCGACGCCGCCGCCGACGCCGACGCCGCCGACGCCGACGCCGCCGCCGACGCCGCCGCCGACGCCGCCGTGGTGCCACCACGAGTAGAGGACGACGGGGTAGATGGCGCGGACCCTACGACGCCTCTGGCGCATCGATGCCCTCATCGTCGCGGATGATCTTGGCCCCCTTCTTGACTTGGTTCTCCTGGTGCAGGAGGTCGCCCAGGATCTCGTTTCTCCTATGTGCGATGCACTCGACCACGAGGAGTCGTGCCTTGGCGCGGACCTCGCGGGCTCGCTCGAGAATGAGCGCGACGTCGGGTGTGAGCGCCTGCCCATGGGCGTCCTCGACATCTGCGATGAGTGAGTCGAGGAATTGGACGCACCCGCGAGCTGCCTGGAACACCTGCACGTCGATGGATGGTTCGTGCTGGCGCGTCCCGTTCGGGAGCGCGATCCTGCGGGGCGTCTGGATCGGCGAGTCGTCTCGTTCGCTCATCTCTTCCCTCTTTTTTGTTTCGGCTGCCTCGACCACGATCGCCACGCGAGGCGGAGCACGTGCCCCCGGCCCGTGTCGAAGACGGAGCGTTGGGCGTCGAGGATCTTGGCTTCGCTCGGGGTGAGCCGGACTGTCACCAGGACCGTCCGTCGCTCGTCCGAAGGGGGCTGTATTCGATTCGCCACGCTTCGAATCGTAGCAGTCCGGGGCGTGCTCGTCTACCACCAAGCGCGATGGCGAATGCGACCGCAATGTTTGCGACGCTCAGCGCGGGTCAGAGGATCACGCTCGACGGCAAGCCCGCGCGCGTGGTCGACGCTGACTCGGCGTCCGCGCTCGTCGTCTTCGTCGATGACCCCGACACCGAGATCTGGCTCGTCAATCACGGCGGGTCGTGGTCCTACCGCTCAGGTGGGCGGGCCAACATCCGCTTCTCGGCCCTCCTCAACAGGATCCCCCTCGCCCTCTTCGCGAGTCCGCTCGACCTCCCGCTCGCTCACGCGATGCGCGACCTCCCCACGGGCGAGGTCGTCCTCTTGGACGTGCCGATCTTCTCCGAGTCCGAGTCGCGTCCCGAGTATCCCTGGCTTCCCGAGATCACGAAGGCGTGGCTCGACGGAGCCAAGTTCCGGCTTGAGCAGGCGCGCGGCTACTCGCCGCCCATGCACTTCGGCCACCACGAGCCACGGCGCCCCGAGCGCGAGCGAGCCGGGAAGTGGTCGCCCACGGGCGTGCGACTCCGCATGGTCCAAGGCCGACCGCTCTGGACGCTCTTCGCAGACCTGACCTTCAAGAGCCGGGGCGCCTACGAGCGCGCGCTCCGCGAGTTCCCCTACCGGAGCGTCGAGATCTCGCCCGAGAAGCCCGACGAGCTGAACTCGCTCGCGCTCCTCGACAGCGAGCCGCCGTTCCACCGCTACCCGGACCTCGCTTCGTTCCGAGCGTCGGGCAGCGTCGCCACGTTCCTCTGGAGGACCGCCATGGATCACGACAAGGAAGAGCCCGCGACGAAGGGCGCTCCCGAGCACGCGGAACACGCGGAGCCGGGGCATGACGCTGGTGGCGCGCCGCACGCGGAGCCCGAAGGTGACGACGGGCGGCCCATGACGGTCGGGCACTTCAAGCAGTTGCTCGCCGGCCACAACGCCCTCTCGGCCGCTGTCTACAAGCTCGCCGAGACCCTCGAGAAGGGTGGCGGTGGCCACGCTGCACCGCCCGCGCGCGCGCCGGTCGCGGCGGCGAGTGCCGGCGGCTTCGTTCCGATGACGAGCGGCTCGGCTAACTTCTCGGCCGAGTCGGTCCAGCAGCAGGCGAAACTGGACGTCCTCGACGGCGAGCTCAAGGCGCTCAAGGCCGAGTCGAAGAAGCGGGACGACCTCGCGGCTTTCCGCGCGCGCCTCGAGCCGTTCGGCTCGGTCCAGGCGCGCATGGATCGGGTCGGCGAGATCTACGCGAAGCACGGCGCTGACGCACCGCCGTGGGCACCTTCGGCGACTCGCGCTCGACGGTCGCGACGTAGATCGCCGCGCCGTCAGCGCCCGACCGAGACCGTCGAGTC